GTGGGTGACGGCGGCTCAGGACGAGGCGGCCACTTTTTGCCGAACCCGACTATGGCCAACCCTGATGAGGTGTCGTCCGGTATCCGCACAGCTTCCCCCAAATCGAACCGAGATTCGTTCCCTCGAAATCAATTTTCCATCCATGCCCTTGGTTGTCACGGGATCGAATTCCCCATCCAAGCTGCAATCCAAGCCCATCCGATGGCTTCTTCTCGACGAAGCCAGAAACTATCCCCCGGGCGCGCTCGACATGGTGCTAAAAAGAACCCGAGCCTACTGGAACGCCCGACGGGTTATTATCTCTACTCCATGCACGGAAAAGGACGCAGTTCACACCGCCTACATGGCGGGAGACCAGAGGAAATGGTGGTGGCCTTGCATGGGTTGCGGAAAGAAGAATCAGCTTCTCTTCAGGGACATGAAGTGGGATTCGAATGAAACAACCCGCCCGAATGACAAGTGGGATTTTGAGGCTCTTGCCCAAACGATTCGGTGGGAATGCCCCAAGTGCGGTCACAAGCATTTAGACCACCCAAGGGTAAGAAAGCATATCATTTCAACGGGTGAGTGGTTAAAAGACAATCCGCTCGCCCCCAAGAACAAGGTCAGTTTCCATTGGAACGCCATGATCCCGACATGGGTTTCGTGGAGGAGCGTGGTCGAAGAGTTTATCAATAGCTGGAAGGTTCTGAAGTGGGGAGATCATTTGCCCTATAAAACCTTTGTGAATGAAACGCTCGGCGAGTCTTGGGAGGACAGGTTCGGGGATACGGAAAAGAAGGATCATCTGCTAGCGAGGATGCAGGATTATGTTCCGACGGAGGAGTGGCCGCTTGAAAAGCGCAAGTTTATGACTATCGATGTCCAGCAGGATCACATGTTTTATGTGATTCGAGCCTGGGGTCAGGGTGGAGTCAGTCGCCTTATCTCGCTTGGGAAGGCTTTTAATTTCGACGAGATCCGCCAAAAAATTTCCGATTTCGGTATCGCCGGCGAGAATGTGGCTATCGACAGCGGGTACAGCACCGCCACAATCTACAAGGCAATTGTTGAGAGTGGGTACAGGTGGAAAGCCCTCAAGGGGGATCAGGGCAAGTATTACACCAATCCCAAGGGGCTTCGCTCTATTTGGACAAAATCAGCCGTTGACCCGAACATGGGAACAAAGCTTCAGGGGGTGGGTAAGCCAATCCAGTTGTTTATTTTTTCAAGCCCAAGCACTAAGGATATGCTTTCTATGTATATTAAAGGGCTGACCAGCGAGTGGGCAATTTATCGGGAGGTGGGAGAGGACTATCTGGATCAGATGACCGCCGAGCGAAGGCAGGAGTTCACCGACCCCAAGGGCAGGGTGTACTACGAGTGGGTTCGCTTGCGAAAGGCAAACCATTATTGGGACTGCGAGCAAATGCAGTTGGTCGCCGCAGTCGCCTCTGGACTGGTCGGGGATCTGTCAGCCGCAAACCCTAGAGAGACTCGTATAGCTCGACCAGAGGCTCAATTTCAGACTTCCAAGCCTTTTTTTGGTTCGTATCCCAGTTCCCGGCGGCTTCCCGTAGCTGGCTGACCAAGCTCCTGACTTTGCTTGTCAGGGTTCGCACGGGAGCCGACTCGTCCACCTCCCCGACCTCGGAATACGCCGAGCGGATTCGCATGGTCAATTCCCTTGTGGAAAGGCCTTCTTTGGCAATCGTATCGATCCACTTTTTACGCTCTGCCCTGTCGATGGGGGCTAGGATTTGGTAGTGTTTGTGACTGATGTCGTCACGCCGGAGTGACATCGGAAACTCCTTCGACACCCACTTGAGATTGCGTAAATATCCCTCGTCAAACCCAAGCTCATTGGAGAGCGAGGCAAAGTTCTTTTTCTCGCCAAAAACGAGCCAGTCTCCCAGACACCAGTTGAGTATCTTGTTTCCGACAAGAAGCTGTTTTCCGATATTTGCCCACTCTTCAGCCGTTGTGGACTCGTCTAATTGTAAACCCAGTTTGTCATTGCGCCGTATAATTTCGATGGTTTGTTTCACGATATTTCCTCCTAGCCGCCTCTGATTTCATGAAGGGGCGGGGCGGTAACTTGTGCGCCTCCCTCAACCGAAGAAGATGTCTGGATACAGCCTGTTTGCTGATCCCGTGCCGCTTGGCAATCATAGTCTCCGAGATTCCCTCTCTCTCATAGAACCCGCAAAGCATCGCATAGCATTCTGCCGTCAGTCTGGCGTTCTTACTTTCAAGGATGTTGGTCAACATCACATCGATTGCCCGGGCGGCCGAAATTTGCCGGGTGGGTCGCTCGATTGGCTCAATATCGTCCACGGGGTGATGGTTGTAGTAAGCTAGGTGTGACTCCGCAACATCCTGCATCGGCACAAGGTGGGGTAGTGTGGTGCATAGTCAAGCTATATCTTGTTGACATACGACTTTTTACTAACCCCCCTGACCCTTGCCTTTATTGAGGGGCAAGCCCGTACATCCTCAATCCGCAATATCTGGTAGGGATAATAAACCGGGAGGGGGGCTTTGACAGCAGGCCGTAAATATGGCGAACTGGCTTCCGATATACCGAAGATATACGGCCAACCAGCTTTCTAATGAAATTGGAAACTTAAAGCAACAACTCGACAATCCCTACGAAAGCATCTCCTCGGGAGGCAAAACCGCCTCTAGGAACCTTGAGCAGTTGGCCGGCCGCCTCGAGGCGGCCATGAAGGTTCAGGCTGAAAGAAGCGGGGACTTTGCCGGTAAAACCTATGCCGACTTTAGAAGGTGATGACGAGGGGCAGGTTTTGTCCGTGTTGCAGTATCTGCTCGATGAAGGATTTCTCGTCCCGGGGTTTCGGGATGGGGAGCCGGCAATCTTTTTGACCACGGACATCGAGGAAGCACAGGAAGCCGTTAAAGCGAGAATTCGATGAAAGAGGTGAAGCTTAACGCATTGGATCGAGCTATTTCGGTCATTAACCCCAAGGCTGCCATTGCCCGACTCAAGGCACGGCAGGTTTTGTTCGCTTATGATGAGGGAGTTCGGGCGGGGAATCGTTACCGGCAAACAGCGTCTTCCTATCAAAACACTTCAAGCACCTCCGCCCAGAAGCTTCGGGATCGGACTCAAATCATGTGGGAAGCCCGTGATCTGGTGGACAATTCCAGCCTCATAAAGTCCATTTTATTCAGGATTGGCCTGTATGTATGCTCCAAGGTTCGGTATCAGTCCCGAACTGGCGACGACGAAATTGATGTTCGCATTGAAGAGGTTTGGAATACTTTCACCCAGTCTTGCGACATCACGGGCAGACATTCTTTTCGGAAGCTATGCCAACTAGCCCTACTCGGGATGCTTCGGGACGGGGATTTTGGGTTTATCATTGTAAATACCCCCAACGGGATCAAGATAGCCCCCGTCGAATCCGACAGGATTGGATCGCCCTATGAGAGCCTAGCGGGGGAAGGGTATATTCAGGGCATATTCCTGAACACCCTTGGCCAGCCGGCTAGGTACAGAATTTACAACCGCACCCGGGAGGGTAGCTATCTGACCTATGTCGATTATGATGCCAAAGACTTTATCCACATTCTCGACCCCCTGCGGGCGGACGGATACAGGGGGATCAGCGCATTGGACGCAGCCATCGCCAGCGGGACGGCTCGGGATCTTTACGAGATTTTACAGAATGAAAAAGTAGCCACTAAGTGGCAGTCAGCCCAAGCCGCCATCATTAAAAAAACCGGTGGCGAGGCCGGCTGGGATGCCATGCCGGAGGGCGGGAAAAAGCTCGAGAAGGTGGAAGCTGGCACAATTAACTACCTAGAGCCAAACGAGGACATTGTTCCCTTTGGCGTTACCCGCCCATCGGTCACCTTCACGGGGTTTGTGCAAACTCTGGTGCGTGAAGTCTGCATGTCCTTAGGCGTTCCCTATGGGTTTTTCTATGATATGTCCACGCTCGGGGGAGCCACCGCCAGACTGGAAAGCGCACAAGCGCAGAGGGCGTTCGAGCATTTTCAGAATGTCTTGGAGGACAAGTTCCTCAACAAGATCAAGAACATAGTGGTCGCCCGGGGGATTACCGATGGCCTTATCCCCAATTCCCCCAACTGGAACAAGGGGATCTGGCAGTATGGCGCACATCCTACTGTTGATGTCGGTCGGGAGAGCCAGGCGAACATCGCCGAGATGCAGTCCGGCCTAAAGACCGCCGCTGATATTTTTGGGGAGCAGGGCAAGGACTGGCAAGAGGAGCAAGAACAGATCGCCAAGGAAAAAGCCAACATGCTTAAACTTGCCGAAAAGTACAAGATTGATCCTGCCTTTATGTCGGCCGACTTAAAGGAAGCCAACGCTGCCGTTAAGTCTCAAGAGGGCGAGGAGAAGAGTCGGGAGGCAGAAGCCGAGTCCCTGAAAGAGGAGAAAAAGGCAAAAGAAGAGTCCGAGGACAAGGAAAAGAGAATGGGGAGGTTCTGGGGAATGGAAATGCCGGCGATAAAAAGAAGGCTTGTCGAGCAACTCAGGGAAAAGGGACACGACGAAAAAACGGC